AGGTTGGCCCGGGCCTTGGGCGTGTAGCTGGGCGGAATCTCCAGGATGCCGCCAGCCTGGGCGCCGTTCGCGAAGAATCGGCCAGCGAAGCCTTGAGCCGCCAGAGCCAGTCCCCACGCGTCGCGAGCGGCTTCGACAAGGTCTTTCCCGACGCCGTTGTCAAACGACATGCCCTTGATGTGAATCACCTCGCTGCGGTCCAGCACGATGTCCTTACCGCCAGCATGCGTGACGTAGTACAGCCGATCGTCGGAGCCGTGCATCGCGGTCGTGCGGTCGGGCAGCATGTTTGTCAGTGCGAGCGGGGCGCCCACCCCGAACTCGCGTGCGATGTGAATAAAGCCGTTGCCCCACAGGCAGGCGTGAACCAACGCACGACGCCACAGCTCGAATGCGCTGGTCTCTTCGTTCGCCGCTACCGTCATCAGGTACTGGGCCGGGTGGTTCCGGTCGATCTCCCGATCGTCCTCGGCCAGCCGCCGGTAGACGTTCAGCGGGCACATCGCCACGTCGCCGCTGATTGTCGCGAGCGCCTGCCAGACCGGAGCCAGCTTCAACGAACTGGCGTGCGACACGACGACGCCCGAGTCTGACTCAGAGCCTGCGGTGAAGGCGTCCCATGTGGCCGGGTCCGACAGCGACATAGCCGGGTTGTTCAGCGAGTCGTTACGAAATCGTGCTATCGTGGAGGCTATCATGGTCGTCTTCCCTTACTGGTGCTGACAGGATACCTGAGAACCGCCAGAGCCGTGACGACCAACCCGCCGACCACCCAGGCGATCGGCGGTGACATCAGCCACACGCCATAGACGACGCTGGCGGCTCCGCACAGGCTGGCGAGATCATAGAGCAGTTTTATCATTTCGTAGTGACTCCGGCCAACGACTTACGACGCCCGACACCCCAACTCAGCAGCCTTCCGGTCCTGGTGACCAGCGGCCGAGCGTCCTTGCCCTCCCAGCCAGCCGGGAACGAATCAGACCGCAGCAGGTAGACCACCCGGCCCGTAGCCGCCTGACGCCGCTCGCCGACGACAAAGACATCAGCGTGCGATTCCAGCGTGTGAAGCAACTCGCACCGATACGCGGCATCGACCTCAACGCGAATTGTGGCTCCGAATGTGGTCATGCGAACTCCAATTCGTTTGACTCGTAGAAGTCATGCGCCTTCATGCCACGCCCAGCCATTGCGGCGCCGACCGCCATCACCATCGCAACGGCGGGGTCAATTTTGTTGCCGCTCTTTCGCTTGTTGAATCTGATCTTGTTCTGCGGGCTGGTCTCTGATACGACGTTCGATACGGTCCAGCGGAGCACTGGGTTGTCGTCGTGGTGCAACAGCTTCGCATAGATCAACCGCTCAAGCTCCTCGATTGCAGGCCCCATGCTCTGATAGCCCTGACCGAACTCGACGATCATGGCGCCCGACCCGCTCAAAGCCTGCTGGACGAACTCCAGACCCCAGCGGTCTGCGCAGATGAACTCCAGATCGAAGTCCCGGCCGGCGTCAAGGATCGTCTTAATGATGGCCTCATAGTCGATCGTATCCCCGTTCGTCAGGATCAGCTTCGCGCTTGGATCGTCGGCCCACTCCAGGTATGGGGCGCCGTCGTCATGCGCGCGTTCCGAGGCGATCTGTGACGGCATCAGCGAATAGCAGACGATATCCAGGCCGCCGTCTTCCGGCCGGTCAAACGCCAGCACGAGCGATGCCAAGTCGCGGCGGTTTGCCAGGTCCAGACCGCCCCAGCACCGACGGCCCTTGAACTCCTCAAGGTCGAATGTTTCGCCACCGCAAGCGTCCCACTTCTCGATCGGGAGCCACGCGACTGCGGAGGATACCCAAATGTCGAGCCGCTTCGTCATAAACGCCGGACGCTGGCTCGGGATGTTTCCAGCCTTCACAGCCATATCGCGGAAGTCGTCAGGCAGAACCGACACGCCCCAGTTCGGATTTGCCTTGATCCACGCCTCTTCGTCGTTCCACGCCTGACGCGGGTCGTCGGCGTCGGCCCAGTGCTCCATGTCGCTCTTGTCAACGGTCGCGATGAAGCAGAAAAACGAGTCGTCGGTCTGCGAGCCTTCGAGCAACTTGATGCTCGACTTGTGCAGGTCGAAACAGATCGCCACTTGATTGTACCCGGCAGTCGTGATCGCGACTTTGAGCGGCTGGGTCCGAGAGCCGGTAGCCGTGTCCATGACGTCCCACACCCCCGAATCCTTGTGCGCGTGCAGCTCGTCAGCAGCGATCATCGACGGGTTTGGCCCGTCCAGCGTATCGTGATCGCGGCCCAGCGGCTCGCACTTGCTGTTTGTCGCATCGACCGACAGATTGTTTTTCAGCGTCCGCACGTGCTTGCGGAGAGCCGGGCTGGCCTTAACCATCTTGACCGCTTCGTCAAAGATCAGCTTGGCCTGATCCAGCTTCGTGGCCACGGTGTAGACCTCGGCCCCCGCTTCGCCGTCGGCAATGAGACAGTAAAGCTCGATCCCCGCCACGAACGTGCTCTTGCCGTTTTTCCTCGGAACCTCGATGTATGCCGTGCGGAAGCGGCGTGTGTTGTTGGATCGTCGCTTCCAGCCGAACAGCATCCCGACGATGAACACCTGCCACGGCGTCAGAACGAACGGCTCCCCGGCCCATTGCCCTTTCGAGTGCTTCAGCAGCCCGAAGAAGCCGATGACAAGCTGAGCCGCAGCCGCGTCGAAGTAGAACGGCGAGCCGTCGTCTTTCGCACGATCAACGTCTGCCAGATGCCGACGCACAGACGCCTTGACCAGCTCACACGCCGGGACCACGCCCGACAACACGCCGTCGCAGTAGTCGGCGAGAATGAACTCGATCGGCAGTGGGTTAGAGCGTGCTGCCATGTCTCAACAATTCCATCATCCATTCGCGGTGAAAGTGCAGCAGGTCTGCATCATGAGAGAGCGTGAACTGCTCGATGTTCCGGCATGATCTCAGGTTTGCCGACGACTCGACCGTCAGGCAGCGGCCGTCGGTCAACTCCATGCCGAGTATCTTCGCATGGCAGCGGATCGCGGCGATCTGGTGGCCTCTGTTGGTCAACGCCTCGGCCAGAGCGTCATACACTGGCGCCCCGTCCTTCATCGACTTGTAGTACACGCTGCAGATGAACGTGCAACGGCCGACCTGGCCGGCGTCGAGTAGACCGATCAGCTCCGTGGCGTTCTGCTCGTTGAACCCCAACGTGGCGACGTTCAACTCGGCGATCGTGGCGGGCGCTGCCAACGTCAGAACCGCCGGAACGATGTCCCATGCGTTGAAGTTGCCGGACATGACGACGTGGAACGTCTCTCTCGGCTCGGGCAGACGGTCGATGGCCTTTGCCGCGTTGGCGACGTTCAGCATGTGCAGCAGTCGTCGCCGCTCGGGTCGGGATACATGCTTGAGGTCGGCGTCGATGCCGATCTGGGCATTGCGGGTGTCTGCTGCCGGCTCGTCAAACATAGGCTCGGCCGTCAGCGTCTCAAGTTCGTCCGTCCATTCGCTCATTGTGCGAGCCTTGTCCGTTGCGATTGCTGATCGAGCAGCTTCGTCAGTGCGTCCGGCTCTTCCTTCGCTTGCGGCACCTCGATCTTTGTCCTAGCGGCCGGCGTCATCCCCAGGTCGGATTCAAGCCGACTCAACGCAGATATCAGCTTGTTTGCGATCGAAACGTAGGGGTTTTGCATCGCGTATCCGGCCGGCGACTTGACGACGCTGCCGTGCTCTAGAATATGCGCCTCGGCCTCTCGCCACCTGGCCCAGAGCTGGCAGTAGCGAGCCAGTGCGTTCCCGTCGATCTTTGTTAGCACCCCCATCGCCTCAAGCTGCGGTTGAATCTGCCGCCACGCATGGCGAGCGTTCGGCCTAATCCATTCCGGGCAAACGGGTTGCGTCGTGTCCGGCTGCGGCTCGTTCCTGGGCGCCCGATCCGGTCGATGCGTGCCGGCGAGCTTTTTCTTTGCTGTTGGTATTCGTCTGCTCATGGGTTTGACCCCCTATGCCGAACACTGACGGAGCGTCAAAAGTG